GGAAGCAGTAGAGGCCCTATTGGGGCCCAGCGAGCCAAAGCGATACACCATTGAAGACCTGAAAACCATCACCGCCGAATACCGGGCAAAGACCAGAGAACTCAAGAAGGGGAATGCAGCATGACGCAGGTAAAGCGCTTCGCCGTAAACACTGCTGGCCGGGATTTCGCGGTTGGCGACATTCACGGCCACTTCACGAGGCTGCAGGCTGCGCTTGATGCTGCTGGTTTTGATCCTGCAATCGACCGCCTGTTCAGCGTTGGCGACCTGGTAGATCGCGGGCCTGAGTCGCTGGACGTCGACGAATGGGTTCTCCGTAAGCCTTGGTTTCACGCCGTGCGCGGAAACCACGAGCAGATGACAGTCGACTCTCACGCAGCCGGGCGCACCAGTGATCAGTGTGGGATGCACTTCATCAACGGCGGCCAGTGGTTTTACGGCCTTTCTAGCGTGGAGCAGGGCTGCTACGCAAGCATCCTGCAAGACCTGCCACTGGTAATTGAGGTTGAAACGGCTAGGGGCCTCATTGGCATCGTTCATGCCGACGTGCCACGCGGTAGCTGGGCAGAGATGATTGCTGCGCTTGATGGCCCAGCAGCGGAGGCCGAGCACACGGCGGCGATGCTCCAGTGGTCAAGGAAGCGCATCACCGAAGAAAACCACGGCGGCGTGTCTGGCGTGAGGGCGGTGATCGTAGGGCATACCCCACTGCGTCGCCCCGCAATCCTCGGCAACGTTTACCACATTGATACTGCCGGCTGGATGGACGGCCATTTCACCCTGTTGAATCTCCACACACTCGAATGCATCCCACCGGTAAATCCAAAGCTCCATTGGGATTGGGAGGCGCGCGCATGAACTGGAAAGCCATCAGCAAGAACTGCATGTCCTCCGAGGAGGGTTATCTGCTCAGCCGGTACGCGTTGGAGTCTGGGTATGCGTACGTCTGCCGGTGCCCGAAGGGAAAGATCATCCATTCCTGCAAGGACCAAGGTAAGGCCAAGGCGGCATGTGTTGAACATCTGAATAACCAGAAGGTGGGGAAAGCAGCATGAGCGAAGTTAAAGCAGGCGTAACGCTGCGCAGCGAGCGCGCAAACCGTATCTATGTTGCTGGCCCTATGACTGGAATCGAGGATTTCAACTTTCCAGCGTTTGACGCTGCTGCAGCCAGACTGCGTTGGGCTGGCTGGATCGTTGAGAACCCAGCAGAACACGGGATCATTGAAGGTGCTGAATGGGCCGACTACTTGGCCTACGACCTGACCAAGATCGGCCTTTGTGGGGCCATCTACCTGCTGCCAGGCTGGGAAAACTCGAAAGGCGCCCAGCTGGAAGTACTCGTTGCCGAGCGCCTGGGCATGCAGATCATCCACGCATCGGAGTTGGCAGCATGAGCGAACTGAAGCCTTCCAACCCTAAAGACCTGATTGGCAGCGGCAAATTGCCGTTGCACCTCTGGCCTACAACTGCGACCGCATTGGGCAGCCTTGGACTTCTCGACGGAATGCTCAAGTACGGCCGGTCAAACTTCCGGGCCGTCGGTATCCGCGCCTCGATCTACTACGACGCCGCCAGTCGCCACTTGAACGCATGGTTCGAAGGGGAGGCAGTCGATCCAGATAGCGGACTGCCGCATCTGGCCCATGCGCTTGCCTGCCTGGCCATCATTGTCGACGCAGAGGCAGCCGGGAAGCTCAACGATGACCGTATGCACCCTGGTGGCTACCGAGACCTGATCAATTCGCTTACGCCTCATGTGGCGCGCCTCAAGGCCATGCACGAAGACAAGACCCCAACGCACTACACCATCGCCGGAGACGCCCAATGACCACAGTCAAAGAAACAACCGATCAGGTCACTGAGGCGCAGACCATCGAAGCCCTGAAGACCATGAAAATGGCGGACGCGGCTAAGTTTCTCGGGATTAATATCCGGACACTGGAAAGGCGTAAGGCCAATCTGGTGCGAAAAGGCTGGAGCCCGGAGCACGACATGGTGCATATCGTGCCGGATGGGTTTCGGCTGAGCGGCACGTCGAGTCTCTACAAGGAGGGAGTCAAGGCGCCGGTGCTTCAGTGGGTTAAAACCTCATCGGACGAGCAGCGTCAGCGGGAACTGATGGAAGCAGCCATTGCGGCAATGGGAGAGGAGTTACCGCGTATGGCGTTCGCTCCAGCACCGGCCGCCTGCAATACCGATCTGCTGAACTGCTACGTCGTCACCGACTACCACCTTGGCCTTTTGTCCTGGCACGAGGAAACGGGCGCCGACTACGACCTGAGCATTGCCGAGCACCAGCTTATTGCCTGGTTTGCCGAGGCCATCCGTATGGCTCCGGATGCTGAGATCGGTGTGTTTGCGCAGCTCGGGGATTACCTGCACTGGGACGGCCTCGATGCTGTGACGCCTGCAAGCAAGCATCTGCTCGACGCTGATACCCGGTTCCAGAAGCTGGTGCGTGTGGCGATCAGGGTAACCCTCCGTGTCGTCGACATGCTGCTCACCAAGCACCAGCGGGTTCACGTGCTGATGGCTGAGGGTAACCACGACACTGCCAGTTCCATCTGGTTGCGAGAATGGTTCTCGGCCATCTACGAGAACGAGCCACGCATCACCGTTGACCGCAGTCCTGACCCTTACTACTGCGTGGAGCACGGCCAGACCAGCTTGTTCTTTCACCATGGGCACAAGAAGAAACCGACGGCCGTGGCCGACGTGTTCGTTGCCAAGTTTCGCGACGTCTTTGGCCGTACCAAACACAGCTACGCGCACCTGGGTCACCTGCACCACGTCGACATCAAGGAAAACAACCTGATGATCGTGGAACAGCACCGCACCCTGGCTGCTCCTGATGCCTACGCAAGCCGCGGCGGTTGGATCAGTGGCCGTGACGCCAAGGTCATCACCTACCACAAGGCATACGGCGAGGTAGGGCGCCTCACGATCAGCTCCGACATGCTTAAGGTAGGTGCAACATGAGAGACGCAGAAGACCTTCTGACCCACTGGGGCCGCTGGAGCCGTCAACAGGTAGGCGTTCCTCGGTGCACGTCCCCTTCATACGTCCTGATGCGGGACAATGTTGAGCAGGTATCCGACTTTCCTGATGCCGACATCACCGACGATGAGGCGTTGCTGGTTGACCAGATTGTGGCCAGGATGGCGCAGCGCTACCCAAAGACGGCCGAATGCGTAGTGATCTTTTACAGGTCTGATCGAACCCTTGCCGAGGTCGGGCGGATCGTTGGTGAGCCGCGCCTGAAGGTTCGTGAATACCTCATAGCCGCCAAGGGGTATGTCGAGGCGTACATGGAAATGGGGGTGGCAGCATGATCCGCTCACGAGCCAGACGACTAATGTGTGACCGTTCTTTCGCCAGCAAGGGATCTCACGTTGATGAGTGCCTTCCTGTAAACGAGCGAATCATGCGTATGATCGACGATGAGATCGAGAAGACATCGTATATTGCGAGCGCCCGACAAAATGGCCCAGGAAAGGGCGAGCAACTCGCCAAGTCAGGGCTTTCTTGGTACGCCAAGTCGTTCACTTACATCTATTTCATCATCTGTGGCGGGACTGGCGCTGTAAAAATAGGGCGAGCAGATAACGTAAAGAAGAGGATGGCTGAGCTGCAGGTGTCCAATCCAAACAAGCTAACACTGCTTTGCCACTTCCGGGCGCCGTCCATCTTTGAGCCAACCCTTCACACAATATTCTCCAAAAGCCGACTCAGGGGTGAATGGTTTAAAATCACGGATGACCTGCTTGACTTAGCCGAGATCGGGAACGACCAAAATTACATCGGCGTGCTTCGATACTGTAAAGATATGTTAGAACGTAACAAACCGGTTGACTGTTCAAATGGCCGGGAGTAATGTGCCCAAAGATGCGGTTTTACCGCTTCGAAAGCAGGTAAATGCTCAGGCTGATGAGCAAGGAAACCGTAGGCCCTGGCAGACAATGGAATAACGCGGCGCATGCGAAGAGAAACCAAGCGTCATGCCGGAGATCAGCACCGGCCACCTGCTTGACCTTCTGTCAATTGACGGTTGGTATAGAGGACTCGGAGCCTCGACAAAAATTCCGAGGCCTATTCGCCGCAAGGCAGCACAGCATGAGGTCCTGGCAGCAGGATAGCCAAGAGAGGGAATGATCAACCTTCGCCTCAAGCCGACAAAGCCCCGCCCTAAACCAGCGGGGCTTTTTTTATTCCTCAAATTCGGCGAACTGTTCCCCAGCACTTACGCCAGGCCGCAGCCATTGGCCGTTTTTTATTCATACCCACATGCAACTGAGAGGTCGAGCGCATGGAATTCTTTCATCGCGTGCTCGACAAGGCTGAGTGGATCATTGCCGGCCTGTTTGGAGCCATCGTTGCAAGCTGGTGGCACAAGGACGATCTGACTGACTGGAAGGCCTGGGTGGTCTTCTTGATCACTGGTGTCGCCTGCGCCCTGTATCTGACGGGGATGGTAAGCGCCTACCTCGGGATCGTAGACCCCAGCAATGTGGCCGGTGTCGGCTTCCTCTTGGGAGCCTTTGGCGGATCGCTGATGACCGCCATCAATCGCGCCATCAAAGCCGCTGACCTGTGGGCGCTCGTGCGCTCTAAGTTCGGGGGGAGTTGACCAATGAGCCTTCAGACGTTGAGCACCCTGTTTATTGGCACCATAAGCCTTTGGGCCATGTGGTGCATGCTGAGCGCAAGAGTCCACGACGGAATCATCGGCAAGATCATCTACGCCTCAATCATGGTTTCGGGTTTCGCGATCGTCACCCGGGCGGAGACTGTCTTTGTCACGCCGACCACCGCCGGCGTCACCTTTCACGGAGCAATCGCCTTGTCCTGCCTTCGCCACTGGTTCGTAGCCAACCACTGGCCACGCGTCAAGGCCTGGCTGTGCCGCTATCTGCACTGTGAGCAATGCCTGAATGATGAGAGCGTGCGCAAATGATCACCAGTGATAAGGGTATTGCCCTGATCCAAGACTCTGAAGGCCTGCGCCTGAAGGCCTACAAGGATTCGGTAGGTGTACCAACCATTGGCTGGGGTCATACCGGTGACGTGCAGATGGGCACCACCATCACCCGCGCCCAGGCTGAGACCTTGCTCCGTGAGGACCTGCACGACTTCGAGCGCGCAGTTACTCGCGTAGTCCGCGTGCCAATCAATCAGAACCAATTCGACGCCCTGGTGTGCTTCAGCTTCAACGTAGGCGCCAAGGCTCTGGAAAACTCAACGCTGCTGCGCCTGCTGAACGCTGGAAGCTTCGCCGGTGCTGCCAGTCAGTTCCCGAACTGGAACAAAGCCGGTGGCCAAGTCCTCAAGGGGCTGGTAACCCGCCGCGCCGCCGAACAGAAGTTGTTCCTGTCGTGACCAACTACCTATTCGCCGCCATAGCCGCCCTGGTGCTGCTGCTGGGCATCCAGACACATCGCCTGGATAACGCTCAGACCGCTCATGCCGAGTACGTGTCAGGCATTGAGCGTCAGGCCAAGGAAGCCAGCGAGCAGGCCCGCCAGGCCGAACAGAAGCACCAGCAAGCCATTGAACAGGTACGCACCGATGCAACCAATCAAAAGATCAGCGATGACGCTCACGCTGCTGAGCTTGTTGCTGTGGGTGTCAGCCTGCGCCAACAACAGTCCAGCCTGCTTGCCGATCGCGCCAATCTCCGTGCCCGCCTTGCCGCAAGAGGCAAGACAATCGACGACCTTAACGATCTGCTCGCCCAGCTGCGCACAGAAGCTGACAGCTACGCGGGTGACCTGGCAACAGCGCTTGACTCAAGTCGCCGGGCCGGATTCGCCTGTGAGCGCTCCTACGACTCCATGAGAGCAACCCAATGACCAAGTACATCGTTAACTGCTCAGGCATCGCTCATTCGGTTGAGGCTGTCACCTTCACGCAGGGCCCAGATCTGCGCTTCATCGGCGAGCACGGGGCCATCGTGGCCATCTTCAATCACTTTGAATGGCTGAAGGTTGAGCCTGCCGAGGTGAAGCCAGATCCAGTAGACACCTCGTCCACCGATAAGCCTGCGCTGGCTGGTGAGTAATGGCCGATAAGCAGCCAACTGACTGGGAGCGCATAGAGCAGCTATACCGTGCAGGCCTGCTGTCAGTCCGCGAGATAGCTGCTGCATGTGCCGTATCGCACACCGCAATCCAGAAGAAGGCCAAGGCCTGTTCTTGGGAGCGCGACCTCAAGGCAAAGATCGCCGCGCGGGCTGATGCACTGGTTGCCAAATCAGAGGTTGCCACACAGGTTGCCACGGAAGCGCTGGCAACCGAGCGCGGGATTGTTGATTCAAACGCCCAGGTCATTGCAAGCATCCGCATTGGTCACCGTACTGACATCGGCCGTTACCGCCGGCTGGCCAGCAAGCTGCTGGATGAGCTGGAAGGGCTGACTGACAACCGAGATCTATTCGACCAGCTTGGTGAGTTGCTGCTTAACCCAGACGACAACGGGCTGGACAAGCTAAACGACCTGTACCGCAAGGTGATTGACCTGCCGTCCCGCACCAAGACGCTCAAGGAACTTGGCGAGACCCTGAAGAACCTCATCACGCTTGAGCGCCAGGCCTACGACGTCGGTGCCGAGCAACCGAATGACGACCGCAGCAAACTGACGGAAGACGAACTTGATCGCAGAATCGCCAAGCTCTCAGGTCAGTAAGGCTGAGAAACTTGAGCTATTGGCGCTGCTTGAAGAGAAGGCCCGCAGAGATGCGCAGAGGCGGCACCTGCTCCAGTTTGAGACGCTTTACGAGTGGCAGCGCAAGTTTGTAAGGGCTACGGCTGATCACACCTCGTGCATGCTCATGGCGGCCAACCGGGTAGGTAAGACGCGCACAGGACTGACAGTCGATGCCATGCATCTGCTGGGTGACTACCCGGAAGACTGGGAAGGCCACAAGTTCGACCATGCACCGATGTGCTGGCTGCTTGGGTTCTCCATGGAGAAGACCCGCGACCTGCTACAGACGCCGCTATTCGGCACGCTGGAGGCTGGCAAGTGGACTGGCGGGCTTATCCCTGCTGACCGAATCATCGCGCATCTATCGGCTACCGGTACGTCCGGGGCAATGCGCCAGATCACGGTCCGTCACAGCTCAGGCAACCAATCAACAGTGCAGTTCTGGTCCTACAGCCAGGGACAGCACGCAATCATGGGCGACAGCGTCGACTGGTACCACATCGACGAAGAGCCACGAGACAAAGCGATATACCCGCAGGTCCTGACGCGTACAGCCACTGGTGACAATGGCCTGGGCGGCCGGGGAATCCTGACGTTCACCCCAGAGAATGGCCGTACCGAGCTGGTTGTTCAGTTCATGGACTGCCCAGCTGAGGGCCAATACATCCAGCGCGCCACCTGGGCCGATGCACCGCACTTGACCGCCGACACTCAGCGCAAGTTGCTCGGCATGTACCCGGAATGGCAGCGCGATATGCGATCCAAAGGGCTCCCATTGCTCGGCACAGGCCTGATATTCGATTTCGGCGACGACGATATCAAGTGCCAGCCGTTCCCATGCCCTGACCACTACTGGGTCATCAACGGTATGGACTTCGGTTGGGATCACCCACAGGCACACGTACAGATCTGGATCGACATGGAGTCGGACACGATCTACCTGGCTCATGCCTGGAAGAAGTCGAAGGTCACGCCATCCACTGTGTGGGGCACCGTAAAGGCTTGGGCCAACCATGTGCCCACCGCCTGGCCCTCTGATGGCCTGCAGTCTGAGAAGTCGTCAGGCGAGCAACAGAAGAAGGCCTATGTAGATGCTGGCTGGCAGATGCTGCCAACCCACGCAACCTGGGCTGACGGCGGTGTAGGCGTAGAGATCGGCCTCGTCGAGATGTACGAGCGCATGACCACCGGCCGATTCAAGATCTTCTCGCACCTGACTGACTTCTTCGACGAGAAGATGAGTTACCACCGCGATGAGAACGGGAAGATCGTCAAGCTCAACGACGACATCCTGTCCGCCACCCGTTACGCCTACATGATGCGGCGCTTCGCCCGTCAGCGGTTCCAGTGCCGGCCAATTGAGCATGGCACCCACCAATCTGATTACGATCCATTCAATTCATAGGAGGCGGCCATGTGTGGCGGCGGAGCTGGGAAACTTCTTGGTCGAGGCATTAACACGATGTTCCTCGGCACAACTGACGCTGTCGGCCTGACTGGCGAGGGCTCATTGCTTGAGCCTGGCGGTGATCTCCTGCCAACTGCCGCAACCCCGGCGACCACTGCCGTAGGCGATGTGAACTCTGCGTCTACTGCCGCGCGTGATGACGAGAAACGCCGTCGTGCTGCTGCTGCCGGTCTGTCCAGCACGATCCTCGGCGGTTCTACCGCTGGCACTACCACGGGCACTAAAACGCTGCTCGGGAGCTAACCCTGATGGAAGAGACACCACGCCAGCGTGCAGACAAACGTCTTGCGATGCTCAAGAGCGAGCGTCAGCCATGGGAAATCACATGGAAGGACCTGTCTGACTACGTGCTGCCCATGCGCTCGAAGTTCTTGTATGACGGGAAACCCCAAGGTGACCGCCGTAGCCGCAAGATCATCAACAGCGCAGCAACCAAGGCCAGCCGCACCCAGTCGGCAGGCATGGTATCGGGCATCACGTCGCCTGCACGTCCTTGGTTTCAGCTGAGCACCACGTCCACTGCGGCGATGGAGTACGGCCCGATCAAGGCCTGGCTCTACGAAGTCACCCAGCGCCTGCGTGACAAGTTCCTCAAGTCGAACCTGTACAGCTCTCTGCCTGTTATGTACTCGGAAATGGGTACGTTTGGCATTGGTGCCATGTCGATCGAGGAAGACGACGACGAGGTGTTTCGCTTCAATGCTTACACCGTTGGTCAGTACTACGTAGCCAACGGCTGGCGCGGCACGATAGACACGTTTTACCGCGAATTCAAGATGACTGTAGGCCAGATTGTTGACCAGTTTGGCCTGGAAAATTGTTCGATTAGGGTCAAGGGTGAGTGGGAAGCAAACCGCCGTGACGCTTGGGTTGACTGCGTTCAGGCCATAGAGCCCAACAAGTATCGCGAAGACGGCAAGCGCGACAGCAAGAACCTGCCTTACTCGTCCATCACGTACGAGGTTGCCGCCGGCGATCCCAAGCTGCTGCTGGAACAGAAGGGCTTCCACGAGTTCCCGATCGTCTGTGTTCGCTGGGATCTTTTGCCCGAGGATGCATACGGCACCGGTCCAGGCCACATTGCACTGCCTGACATCAAGGCCTTGCAGCTGTATGAGAAGCGGTCGGCTCAACTGGTTGACCGAGGGTCTGACCCGGCCCTGCAAGCGCCTTCAAGCCTTCGTGGCCAGCCAAGCTCAATGGTCCCTGGCGGCATCACTTACGTTGACCAGGTTGGCGGCCAGAACCAAATCGCGCCGATCTATGAGCCCAACGCCGGCTGGCTGAATCCGCTGGCCATCAAGATCAATGCGCTTGAGAACTCGATCAAGGAAGCCTACTTCGCCGACTTGTTCCTGATGATCAGCCAACTCGACACCGTGCGCAGCGCGACTGAGATCGCCGAGCGCAAGGAAGAGAAGATGCTGATGCTCGGCCCAGTGCTTGAGCACATCAACGACGAAGGCCTCGACCCGCTGATTGACCGTTGCTTCAACATCATGCTCCGCCAGTCCATGCCGATCTGGCAGGGGATTATGGATGGCGAGCCAATGCTTCCGCCTCCACCTGAAGAGTTGCAGAACCTTGAGCTCAAGGTCGAGTACGTATCCATCCTGGCCCAGGCGCAGAAAGCACTCGGCGTTGCAGGCCTGGAGCGCTTCTCTGCATTCGTTGGCAACCTGGCTGGCGTTGATCCTACCGCTCTGGACAAATTCGACGTGGATCAGACCATCGACGAATACGCTACTGCCACTGGCGTTGTGCCAACCGTGGTCCGTGGCGACGAGCAAGTTGCACAGATTCGCCAGCAGCGTGCCCAACAGCAGCAAGCAGCCCAGGCCCAGCAATTACTGGGCGCTGGCATCCAGGGCGCCAAGCTCCTTTCCGAGACAGAAGTCACGCCGGGCAACGCGCTCGGCCAGATAGTCGGGGCCTAAATGGACGAAGACGAAGAGATCCAGGAGCGCCTGGAGCTGAAGGCGCGCCTGCAACAAAAGAGTCTGGACGATGACTTCCTCTGGCTCATGGAGTCGCAGCGCGGTCGCCGCATCGTCTGGTCGCAGATGGCCAGGGCAAAGATGTTTCAAACCACCTTCGACACCCACGGCGGGCGCATGAGCCTGAACGAGGGGATGCGCCAGCACGGCCTGTATCTGCTGGGCGAAATCAACCGACTGTGCCCGGAGACATACCCGGTCATGGTCCGCGAAAACACCAAAGAGGAACCGAATGATGACTGATGTCGCCCCCGTGGATGCCACCCCTCCAGCAAGCACCACTGAGAACGCACCGTCACAGCCTGCTGCAACGCCTCCGGCTGTAGAGCCTGCTCCGGCAGTCACTCCGCCAGCTGAACCGCCTGCAGCAGAAAAACCTGCCGACACCAAGCCGCAAGGCGCCCCCGAGAAGTACGAGTTCAAGTATCCCGAAGGCTACCAAGTCGATGAAGCCTCTCTGACCGAGTACTCCGCTGCTTTCAAAGAGCTGGGTCTGACGAACGAGCAAGCCCAGCGACTGGTGGACATGGATGCAAAGCGCTCCGTTTCTTCGACCGAGGCGAACGTCGCGGCCCACAAGCAGCAGGTTGAATCGTGGGTAGGTGAGTTGAAAAACGATCCTGACTTCGGTGGCAGCAAGTTCGACGCAAACCTGGCCATTGCCAACAAGGCATATGGCGATTTCGGGTCGCCCGAACTGACTCAGTTCCTCAAACAAACCGGGCTCGGGACACACCCGCTGCTCGTTAAGGCCTTCCACAACATCGGCAAGCAAATGGGCGAGGGTTCGATCCACAAGACGACCAGCGACCAACCTGCCGAGCGCTCGATTGCCGAGCGTATGTACCCCAATTATTCCGCTTAAGGAGCGCCAAACATGGCCACTATTGGTAATACCGTACCGACGCTGCTCGACGTAGCAAAACGACTGAACCCGGACGGCGGCGGCATCATGCCGATTGCTGAACTGCTCAGCCAAGAAAACGAAATGCTGCTGGACATGCCTTGGTACGAAGGCAACCTGCCCACCGGCTCTCGCATCACCACCCGCACCGGCCTGCCTTCGGTCATCTACCGCAAGCTGAACAGCGGTGTTCCGACAAGCAAGTCGACCACTGCGCAAGTGGACGAGTCGTGCGGCATCCTGGAAGGCCGTGGCCAAGTCGACGTTGACCTGGCGCTGCTCAACGGCAACACCGCTGCATTCCGCCTGTCTGAGTCGTCTTCCTTCATGGAGTCCATGAACCAGTCGATGCAGCAAGGCGTTCTGTACGGCAACACTGACGTGACTCCTGAGTCGTTCACCGGCTTGGCGCCACGCTTCAGCACTGTCAGCACCGCGACCGCGCAAACTGCGGCCAACGTGATCGACGCCGGCGGCACTGGTTCCACCAACACCTCGATCTGGCTGATTGGCTGGGGCGAGAAAACCGTTCACGGCATCTATCCAAAAGGCTCCAAGGCCGGCCTGGTCCACAAAGACCTGGGCGAAGGTGATGCATTCGACGTGAACAACAACCGTTTCCGCGCGCTGATGGATCAGTATCAGTGGAAATGCGGTATCGCGGTCAAAGACTGGCGCTACATCGTCCGCATCGCGAACGTTGACGTGGCTGCTCTGACCAAGAACGCCGCCACCGGTGCCGACATCATCGACCTGATGACTCAGTCCCTGGAGCTTATTCAAGGCCTGACCGGTGTAACTCCGGTGTTCTACGTCTCGCGCCGCATCCGCTCGTTCCTGCGCCGCCAGACCGTGAACAAAGTCGCCTCCGGCACCCTGAGCTACGACAACGTTGCAGGCAAACCAGCGCTGATGTTCGGCGAGGTTCCTGTCCGTCGCGTAGACGCCATCCTCAACACTGAAGCCCGCGTGGTTTAAGGAGCTCTTCATGTACGTCGATAAGCAAGCAGAGTTTTCTGACAACCAGGTGGTTACTGCTACCGCCATCTCGACCAACGTTTACGACCTGTTCCCGGTCGGCAACGCGGTCAACAGCAACACCGTGCGCGACATCGGTGTGGGCGAGGACGTTTACCTGGTTGTTCAGGTTGACGCCGCCGCCACTGCCGCAGGTGCCGCCACGGTCACTGTAACGCTGGAATCGTCCAGCACTGCCGACCTGGCAACCACCCCAACCGTGCACTTCGCCTCGGCGACCTATGCGCTGGCCAGCCTCACAGCCAACAAGACGCTGATGGCGTTCAAGTTGCCGGCCGATGCCTACAAGCGCTATGTCGGTGTGCGTTACACCGTGGCAACCGGCCCGCTGACTGGCGGTTCGTTCTCCGCGTTCTTCGCGAAGGACATCCAGGCATTCCGCTCCTACGTCAAGGGCTACACCTTCTGAGGACTGATCCATGAGCAATAAGGCAAAGACTCCAGACACCACCAAGTGGTACCTGGTGAAAGAGCTGAGCTACATCGGTGACCGTCTCTGCTCGACTGATGAAGTCGTGCAGTACTCGGGTGAGCCGGGTGAGAACCTGGAAGAAATCACCGCAGAAGAGGCCCAGAAGCGACTGGCTGGCAAGTAACACAACCCGCAATACAAGGGGCCTTCGGGCCCCTTTCTTTTTGCCTGAGGATTCCCATGAGCTCGGTGATTGAGATTTGCAACATGGCCTTGTCGAGGATCGGCAACAGCCAGCGCATCGACAGCCTGACCGAGCGCAGTGTCCAGGCGGAACAGTGCTCGCTGTTCTATGAGCAGACCCGCGACTGGGTGCTGCGTGATAAGCCATGGCCGTTTGCGACCAAGTTCGTAAGCCTGGCCGAGGTGACTACCAACCCTGACCCGATCTACCCCTACAGCTATGCGTTCCCGACCGACTGCCTCTATGCGCGAAAGATCGTGAACCAGATTTTCCCTGTCGATTATTGGCCATTTGCCGATACCGACGTGTGCGTCCCGCAGATCCAAGCCATCCCGTTCCGTGTGATTCAGGGTGATTCAACTCGCCTGATCGCCACGTCTGTGACGCCGGCCACGCTTGAGTACACCGCAAGAATCACAGACCCCGGATTCTTTGACCCCATCTTTGTATCCGCGCTGGCCTACAAGCTCGGCGTTGAGATCGCCCCAGCACTCGCCAAAGAGCCAAGCATCGCTGACCGTATGGAGGCTGCCTATCAAGGCGTTGCCGCCTCCGCGTTCGCTCAGGGGATGAATGAAGGGCAGGGCGACCGTATGCCTGAGTCGGTATTCATCACTGGGCGTGAAAGCAGATGACTCAGACCATCCAGCCGTCATTCAGTTCTGGTGAGTTGGCCCCGGCCACCTATGCGCGCGTCGACCTGAACCGCTACTACACCGGGCTGCGCACCTGCAGAAATCTCATGGTGATGCCAGAGGGCGGCGTGCGTAACCGCGCTGGCACCAAGTTCATGGCCGAGACCAAGGTCAGCAGCACCAAATCCCGCCTGATTCCTTTCCAGTTCAGCACCGAGCAGACCTACGTTCTTGAGTTTGGCGTTGGGTATATCCGCTTCTACACCAATGGCGGGCAGCTGTTGAACCTGGGCGTGACCTATGAGATCGCCACGCCATACGCCGAGGCTGACCTTTTCGCCTTGAACTACACGCAGTCTGCTGACGTGATGACCATCGTTCATCCGAACTATGCGCCAATGGAGCTGAAGCGGTTTGGACCGACAAACTGGACGCTTACGGCGATCACCTTTGTTCCGACCATTCAGCCGCCGACCAGCCTGGCGGGCTCGCCTCGCACCGGGGGTTCTGGCGACACTACGGTTTACCGGTACGTGGTTACCAGCGTATCGACGGACGAATCCTCAGAAGAGTCCCTGCCAAGCGCCGGCGTCAACGTTACAAGCTGGGACAATAAGGCTGGTGCGACATTGACGTGGGTAGCTCCAGCGGGCTCCGTTGACCACTACAACGTCTACAAGGACAACAATGGAGCTGGGATATTCGGCTTCATCGGCCAGGCGTCAGGGCTTGCGTTCACGGACAACGCTATCGGCCCGACGAAAACAGACACTCCGCCATCGTTCGACAACCCGTTCGCCAGCGGGAACAACCCAGGCGTGGTTGGCTATTACCAGCAGCGCCGAGTGTTCGGCGCCAGCACTGCAAACCCCCAGACGCTGTGGTTCAGTCGCGTCGGGTCTTACAACAACTTCGGGTTCTCAACTCCCACCAAAGACGACGATGCCATCACGGTCACTCTGGCATCGCGCCAAGTTAACCGGATACGCGCACTTGTCCCGCTCAAAGAGTTGTTGGTTATGACTTCCGGCTCTGAATGGACGATTGCTGGAGATTCAACCGGGCTTAAGCCAACCAACCTGCAGGCCCGAGTCCAAAGCTATATCGGCTCCGGCACGGTTCCCCCAGCGGTATATGGGAACACTGCGCTTTACGTCCAGGCCCGCGGCCAGAAGCTTGCCGACCTGGCTTACTCGTACACCAGTGACGGATTCCAAGGGCAGGACTTGACGGTACTGTCTTCGCACCTCGTGCGCGGCTTTGAAATAAAGGACATGGCGCTGGCCCAGGTGCCTAACAGTGTGCTGTGGATCGTGCGCAATGATGGGGTGATGATTGGGTTTACCTACCTACCGGCTCAACAGGTGTTCAGCTGGCATCGTCATGACACCGACGGGGCGTTTGAGTCGATCGCGTCTATCCCTGAAGCCGATGAGGACGCGGTTTACTTCATCGTTCGCCGCACCATCAATGGTGTTGACAAGCGATACGTAGAACGCATGGCATCGCGCCAACTGTCTGTACCTGGGGAAGAGACCGAGCTTGACAGGTCATTCTTCGTTGACGCTGGCCTGACCTATGACGGTCGCGGCGCAACATCGGCGGCACTGACCTTGACCGGCGGCACTGACTGGCACTATCCAAACCCGTTGACGCTAGGCGCCACTGGCTCGCCATTCGTGATTGGCGATGTCGGCACCGTGATCATTCTGCGTGGGGCTGATGGGCAGATCATCCGGCTGACCGTTAGCGCTTTCAACAGTGCAAACAGCCTGACCGTTGTGCCTGGCTCGATCGTCCCTACATCGCTGCAGAATATTGCGGCGACTAGGTGGGGTCGCGCACGCGCAACATTCTCTGGCCTAGGTCACCTCGAAGGCAAAACCGTAAGCATCCTCGCAGACGGAAGTGTTCAACCGCAGGCGGTGGTGACTGGTGGTGCCGTGTCCATCCAGCGGCCAGCCATGCTGGTTCATATCGGCCTTCCGATTGTCAGCGACTTTGAAACGCTCGATATGACGCTGCAGAACCAGCCGAACTTCCTGCACGCTGAAAAGCGGGTTAACGAGGTCACGGCGATTTGCGAGCAAAGTCGCGGGATATTTGCCGGCACCGACGAAGACAACCTTTACGAATTCAAGCAGCGCAACACCGAGAACTACAACGACCCCATCAGTCTGCTAACTGGCCAGGCCAACATTCCAATCTCTGGGCGCTGGGAGCAACCAGGCCGGATCTTCATCCGCCAGTCTGACCCGTTGCCCGTCAGCATTCTGGGGGTGACATTCAATGTCAAATCAGGCGGCTGAGTTGGTTGGTGTCGAGCATTGGCACATAGATGCCCTATTGCTGGACTTGCGTGCAGGCGACCGGCTTGAACTCGAATCGATCCGGGGCTGGACTGCTGCTCAGGAGCTGAAGAACGCCATCTCCAGTGCGGCTCGGGCAAGGACCTGCATGTGTGGCGGCAAGGTACTGGCGATCTTCGGCGACAGTAAGTACGACGATACCTACGGTCTCCCGTGGATGGTCAGCTCCACATGGATCGAAGTCCACCGCCGGGCTTTCCTGGCTGAGTGTGTTGCCGTGGTAGCCGACATGCGCACCCGCCACAAGCAACTGATCAACTTCGCGGACGTACGCAACACACAGGCCGTGCGCTGGCTGAAGTGGCTTGGGTTCAATTTTGGCCCTGCTATCCCATACGGCATTAACAACGAACCTTTCTACCCATTCCAGATGGAGGGCACTGCATGTGCGCAGTAGCAGCAATTCCTTTTGCACTGATGGCCGCTCAGGGTGTCATGGGCGCCCAGGCAGCTAAGCAGGCCGGCGCGGCCCAGGCCTCGGCTGACATGCAAAATGCTCAATACGCTGACATGGCCGCAAACGATTCCATAAAGCGTGGCGGCATGACCGAAGACCAGCAGCGCCTGCAAACTGCTGCCGCAATTGGCACCCAGCGTGCAGGCTTTGCAGCAAACGGCGTCGACGTGAACAGCGGTTCCGCTGCCAACATCCAAGACGACACTGCCCAGCTCGGTGAGTTTGATGCTCTGACCATCCGCAACAACGCCGCCCGTGAGGCCTGGGGCTACCGCACCCAGTCGCAGACATATCGGACTTCGGCAAAGACTGCACTAGCAAGCGCCAAGAACAATATGTTCGGGTCTCTGCTTGGTGCTGGTGCGTCAGGCGCTTCGGCCTACGCGAAGATGGGGAGTTAATATGGCAACCGTCCCGCAGTACCGCCGTCAGGTTCAGGAGGCCGCAGTCCCAGTGCCTCGCGCTCAAGCGCAAATCGCTGATACCCAAGGCCTTGATCGCGGGCTTGCCCAGGCCGGACGCGCCGCAACCGAAATTTATGACAATTACCGGCAAGAAGCTGATACCACGGCCGTGATTGGCGCAGACACTGGGCTGTCTAACTGGACGAATGACGCCATGTTCAATCAGGAGAGCGGCGTCTATTCGAAAAAGGGAGCCAATGCCCTTAACGTGACGCAGGACACGCTCTCCGCTTATGACAAGCAGGTCCAGGAAACCCTTTCCGGCTTGAGCAATGACACTCAGCGTAAGCGTTTCCAGACTATTTCCGCCCAGCGCCGTGACTCGCTGAATGGCACGCTGAACCGCTATGAGTACGGCGAGCATCAGCAGTACATGAACGATGTCGACAAGGCGTCTATTCAGGCTTCGCAGAATACGGCGGCGCTCAATTACAGCGACCCGGACGCGATAAGCCAAAGCCATAAGAAGATAGAGGACGTCATACGCTCCCAAGGCCAGCGTAATGGCATGGCGCCGGAAGTTGTCGACGTCATGATCCAGAAGAATACGAGCAGCATGTATTCGGATGTTCTGCGCCGGCAGGCCGCCCAAGACCCGTATAAGGCCCAGGCCGCGCTTAAGCAGTACCAAGGTTTTTTGACTGCAGATGACCTCACCCAGGTCGGCGGAAGCATTGAGGCCAAGGTCGACCGTCTGCAGCAAAAGGCGGAAATGGTGCAATTGCGCGCTGAGGCGAAGGCTGAGCGCACGCTCGGCAAAATCAATGCACAGATATCCAGCGGCATCCCGGCCACTGATGAAATGTGGAAACAATGGGGTAGCCAGGTGCGGGGGACTCAAGCCCAGGGCGAGTTCAACGAACTGGTCAAGCAGGAGGTGGACACGCAAAAGATCCTCCGCCTGCCGATCGATCAACAAATTTCCGAGATCAATAGCAAGACGGCCAAGTTGCAGCAGGAGGGCGGGACCATTGCCGATGCCGCAAACCTCAACCGGCTCTCGCGTGCCGTCGACGCCTCGGCGAAGATGATGGCCGACTCGCCACTTGATTACTTTCAGCAGCGGCTGGGTGGCGATGTAGTGCCATTGGACCTCAACTCGAAAGAGCTTGGCGCCGTCCTCACTGATCGCGTATCCGCTATCCAGGGCATGCAGAAGAAGTTTGGTAGCACAGTGGCCATGAAGCCACTTCTTCCTCAAGAGGCCAAGCAGATCAGCGCTCAACTTGGCGAGATGTCTCCCGAGCAGCAAAGCAAGCTATTTGCCACCCTGCATAGCGCCATTGGCGATGATAAGGCCTACGCGGGTGCTATGCAGCAGATCGCCCCTGACTCGCCTATACGGGCGCTGACCGGGCTTCTAGCTGGCAAGCAGCGGTCTATGATCACCGATACCCACTGGTTCAAGCCTGATGAGGTCGCAACCAGCGGAGATGTCGCCAAGACGATGGCCCTGGGCGAGTCGATCCTGAACAAGTCCAAGACTGAGAAGGGCTCAGACGGAAAGGGATCATCCTTCCCTATCCCTAAGCAGGCCGACTTCCAGCTTGAGCTGAATAACCAGCTTGGCAGCGTTTTTGCCGGCCAGCCGCAGTCCTATCAGCTCGCCGCCCAAGCAGTAAAGTCCTACTACACCGGCGCTGCAGCAGAGAAGGGTGACGTGTCTGGAGTTGTAGACCGTAGCCTTTTGCGTACAGCAATCAAGGCATCCGTAGGCGAGGTTGTCGATTTCAACGGTAGCAAGACTCTTGCGCCGTGGGGTATGGCTGGTCAGGATTTCCACGACATGGCAAAACAGAAGTTGGTGGGCACAATGAAGGCCCAGGGCATGAGTGATGCCGAGATCTCAACTGCTGACGCCCTGACCCTGCGCCAGTACAAGGACGGTATTTACTACGTGATGCAGGGCCAGCAATTCAAGTACGGTTCCGATGGAAAGCCGATGATGGTCAATGTCAATGAGGATGCGAAATGAGCCTTATCGGCGACCTGGCATTCAATGATCAGCGTGCGCTGGAGCAGGATGCACTGGAGAATCCGGCCACAACATCTCCGGATCCTGGGTTCTGGGAAGGGTCGGGCACTGCACTATTTAGCGGTATTGGCCAGGGCCTTGCCCAGTTAACGCTGCAAGCAGCTCAGTACGGCAACGATCCATCGCAAATCATCTCGCTCAACCCTGAAAGCGACGAAGATAACTTCGCCCGCCGCCAGCATATCGGCGATATGCGCAACGAGCTGACTGAGCGTATGCGCCCCGATGCTGTCACCAGCGGGAAAGCGGCACAGGTTCTTTTCAGTTTGGGTGATGCCGGTTCACGGTTTGCCTTTGGCCTTGCCTCCGGCGGGATGCCAGTCGGCGCTCTTACTGCAGGCTCTTCTATGGGGGAGCAGCGCTTTACAGAGCTTAAGGGCCAGGGTGTCGACCCAAAGACAGCTGCAATATCTGGATCTATCGAGGGCAGTATAGTAGCAGCCCTCTCCTTCCTTCCTGCGGCCCGCCTGTTCAGCGCTCCGGCTGTTGACCTCGCGGCGACTGCGGGCGCGAACGTTGGTTTCGGCATGGTTTCCAGGGGCGGTATTGGCGCGGTACTGGAACATAACGGATATAGCCAGCAGGCCCAGCAATACAAGGCTCTTGACTCTACGGGCCTTGCTGTAGATGCGCTGCTTGGCGGACTTTTCTGGGGCGCCGGCCGCGCTATGACGCGGGGCGTCTCCCCTGGAGAACTGGATTCCGCGCTTACTGCCAATAACGGTCTCCACCATCAGCACGGTACCGCGCCAGGCGCACCGGTGGATGCAAGCTCCAGTGTTGCCCACCAGACGGCCCTGGATACTGCCATCGCGCAAATGAGCCGCGGTGAGCCGGTAAACATCGGCGGCATTGCAGATGATGCAAAATTCATCAGGACAGACAAGATTGGCCCGAGCCGCGAGGTAGCACGCCAGCAAGCTGAGCAGGAGGTGTTCGCTGCCGCCCGGGCAGAACTAGAGCCCGTGGCATCCGCTGGACTTCCAAATGTCAGGGATCTGCGCACCGAACTGGGCACTCTGCAAAAGAGCGTAGATGATCTGGATGGCACTTATCGCGAATCAGCAAAGTCCTTCCAGCGCCAGGGCATGAGTCGCAAGCAGGCAGAAAGCGCCACCCGGGACAGCATTGCCGAACAAAAGGCAGCTGCACAGACGCGCATGGACGAGATCAACCAAGCGCTGGAAGGTAATCGAGCGGCTGAGCGGGCAGCATCAGAACTCGCTGCCATTGATCGGGGGCAGGTCCCTGATCGATTCGTCAGTAAAATTGACGAGCGCGCAGAGGAAATAGGCAACGCATTTAAGCGCACAGCACTTGCAAGCAGTGTATCTCCTGACCATGGTGCGGCATTGATGCGCGCCGCCGGCAAAGAAATGGAGAAGCTGTTACGCGACGCTGGCCACATCGTTGACGATATAGAAGTGGCGCCAACCCGGGCAGCTGATACCGCCGCTTCGGCCGCAGCACGTCCTGACGTCGAAGCGCCAAGGGATGCCGGATCTACAGCGCCGCCTGACCTTTCCGTTCAGCCAGAAGGCGCTCGTCCAGGCAGCGAGCAGCAAGGTCAGGCAACACAAGAAGCGCCACAACCAGGACCCGAGCAAGTTCGGGAGCCGGCAACTGCTGAAATCGATCCTCTCGCAGATATCGACACCGCACTTCCAGCGCTCGTCGACTCTATTGTTTCTGGCGAGCGGGACATACAGGTTCCGACCGGCGCGTTCAATGAGGATGGTTCGGCGGTCACCGTATCCGCCCGCGAAATGCTGGCCGAGGCAGATGGCAACATTGTCCGCGCCGAAAATGACTCGAAAGGGTTTCTTGCTGCCGCCCTGTGTGGGCTGAGGTTTGGCAACTGATGAAACAGGAATGCATTCAAGCAGTTCAGCAGGCCATTGGTCGCGCACTCAATCAGTCCGAGATAAAGGACATTGAGTCCCGTATCTCTAGAAATATGCGTCAACTCGCACAAACCGATCCAGCCTGGCAGTCATTGACCGCCGGCGACCGCCTGACTCAGGCTGCGTCAAGTGCGGCCAGAGAGTTGCGCGCAGAGGCAGCGAAGAACAAGCAGCGTGTTGGTCTGACAATCCTGGCGCATGACCGCGTGGCCAATTACATGAGCCGGTTCCCGAATGACCCGCTCTTGGCGCTCGACCGGATGCTTGCGTTTTCATCCGATGGCCCTGGGATATTCTCAATAGAATCAGCCACTAACGGCATCCGGGCGGAAGCAATGGCCAGCATGGTTGATGCCATCGACTTCACCCGGGGCAAGATGCTCGGGCTGTTCGCTGATGCTGAAAAGGCCAGAGCCCTTGTACAAGAACTCCACGGCGAGAACAGTGGGGTACCTGAGGCGAAGGTGGCAGCCAAGCAGTTCCACGATATCTCTGAAAGGCTGCGTCAACGGTTCAACCGAGCCGGCGGTGATGTAGGTCGTCTCGACGACTGGGCGATTCCGCGCAGTCACAGCCAGTTAAAGGTGGCTCGCAATAAGTCAGGCTGGATCAACGACCACCTAGCCTGGGCCAACCGCTCCAAATACCTGAATGAAGACGGCAGCAGGATGACCGACGCTGAGTTGACCGACTTCTTCGGCAAGGCCTGGGAAACGGTATCCACTGGTGGCGTAAACAAAATCACGCCCGGCCGAATCACTGGTGGCGGTGCCCGCGCCAATCGGGGGAGCGAGTCTCGGCAGATCCATTACCGAGATTCTGACGCCTATATGGCCGCCCAAGAAAAGTACGGGGACCGCGGGCTTATGGACTTGATGTTTGGCCACATTGACCGAGCAGCGAGGGATATCGCCCTGGTGGAAACGCTTGGCCCAAACCCTAACAACGCCATGAAGTTTCACACAGAGACCGGTTACAAGCAGGCAGCTAAGGCCAACCCCGAGAAGCTGAAAGCCCTAGGCAAGCAGGTTAGGCGCCTGGAGAACCTTTATACCGAGGTGGCCGGAACCCGTGAGCCTCCTGTATCGGCCAGGATGGCGAACGCCTTCGACACCTACCGCGCCACCAACGTGGCCGGCAAGCTTGGTTCGGCTGTGATAACCGGCCTGAGCGACCAGGGCACGATTGCCATTACATCCAAGATTAACGGCATGCCGGTAATGAAGGTGTTCGCCAACGAGGCACGTATGCTGAATCCGGCTGATGCCAGCCATCGCCGGATCGCTATGCGTGCGGGCCTGGGTATTGATCAGCTGATTGGCAGTCTAAGCCGCTGGGGTACCGAGGGGCTTGGTATTGATGGTGAGGTGGCAGGGCGGGCCGCGAAGTACTCGCAGACGGCAGCCACCAAAATACTGCAGCTTTCCGGCATGAACGCCATTGATGGTGGAAACCGCCGCGCATTTGGGGCGGTCATGATGGACGTCACAGGCGACCTCACTCGACGCTTTGATTCTCTGGCAGCACTGGAGGCTGGCGACCGCAAGATCATGCAGTCGCGTGGCATTACGGACCAGGACTGGTCTGTATGGCGCCTGGCCCAGCCTGAAGACTGGCGCGGTGCTGGCGACCAAGTGTTGACGGCCGGCAGTATCTACCGAATCCCTGAGGCGGATATTGCGCCGCTGGCTACGCAGCTCGGCATCTCGTCCGATCGGCTCCGGGAACAAGCCGCTACCAAGCTCCTTGGCGTTGTGCTTGATGAAACAAGCATGGCGATCCCGGCTCCAGGTGCTCGTGAGCGGGCATTCATGCACGGCAATAACAAGCGTGGTGAGTGGAGCGGGGAGCTGATGCGCAGCTTCTGGCAGTTCAAATCTTTCTCGGTTTCGATGATAAGCAAGCACTTCAAGCGTGCGCTGGCTCAAGAAAGTGGTTGGGGCAAGGCTGGCTACACCGCAGCTCTATTCGCCACGACCACAGTACTGGGCGCCATGGCCCTGCAAATCAATGAAATTGCCAGCGGTCGAGATCCCAAGAACATGGCTGACGACAAACTCGGGGATATTCCAGGGCTTCGGTTTGGTATGGCAGCCATGCTGAAAGGTGGCGCCTTGTCACTGTATGGTGATTTCCTGTTCTCGAACACGACGCAGGGAGGCACATCCGCTCTTGCTGCTTTCGGTGGACCATTGGCCGGTGACGTGGAAACGCTGCTCAACCTTCGAGGCATGACAGCCAACGCCGTGCTTGACGACAAAGACCCATCGACCATTGGGGCCAGGCTGTTGCAGCTTGGCAAAGGGCATATCCCGGGCGCTAATCTCTGGTACACCAAGGCCGCCACCGACCACATGATCTTCCATCAGTTGCAGGAATACTTATCACCCGGCTACCTTAGCCGCATGGAGCGGCGCGCTCAGAAAGATTTTGGGCAAAGCTTCTGGTGGGAACCGGGCGCAGCAGCCCCCTCGAGACCTCCGAACATCGGCGCCGCTACTGGGAATTGATCAGTCGTCGACGTTAAATCTAATAAATGGAGTGTGTATGAGCGCGGATGAGGGGAAATACTACAGCAGTATTGGCGGGTGGCTCTGGCTGCCGGCCATTGGCACCGTGTTGAACATCCTGATGTCAGCATATGCCATCACAATTAATGCCAGTGTTGGGGCATCGCTCTTGGTCATCTATTTGGTGGTCGCTTATTTGTTCTGGGCGCGCAAGAGAGTTTTCCCATACGTCTATGTTTTATCGCTAATCGCCGTAACGGCGGTTACCGTTAGGGTTGCTGATCCGCAAGACATTGGAAGAAATCTCGTAGCCCCAATATTTTTCGCAATTTGTTTCTTTGTAACCGCCAGGGCTAGGCGAACATTCATTGAGCCTCTAAAAAAATAGAGATTAACAGACCCGCCTAGGCGGGTTTTTTATTGCCTGATGATCCGCCAGCACCACTAAAAAATACCAACCCCGGAACCCCGCCATGTGCGGGGTTTTTGCATTTCAGGAGCAGCCACCTTGACCGTATCCAATACAACCAACGTTGTGCAGTACAACGGCAACGGCGCTACCGTGGCCTGGCCTACGGGGTTCAGGTTCTTCAACAACACTGACCTCGTTGTAACGAAGCGCTCTACGTCAGGGATTACTACCCTGTTGACGCTAAACGTTGACTATTCGGTCTCAGGTGCAAACTCGCTTACAGGCGGGACGGTCACCACCACTAACCCGTTGATGGGTGGCGCACCTCCTGAGCTTCTGACAATTGCCCGGGTGCTCACAGTTCAGCAACTCACAGACCTCAGAAACCAAGGCGATTACTTCGCTGAAATTCATGAGGATGTGTTTGATTATCTGACAATGCTCATCCAGCAGACTGGCGAGAGCGATTCACGCGCACTTCGCCATCCTCGGGACAGTGAGCACTATCAAGCCGAGGCCCGGCGAATTGTAGACTTGGAAGACCCAGTTAATCAGCAGGATGCTGCAACAAAGAACTCGGTCGAAGTTTACGTCGGATCAATACTTGGTTCCATTCAAGGCCCGATTAACAATTCCGCAAACGTACTGTATTTGCCGCCAAGCGGTGTGCCCGGCGTCGTCCAGGATATGGCGTCAAGCGATCCACTCAAGGGTGTGTCGTACATCTATGGCGCCGGCAGAAACGTCAATAGCATGGCCGAGCTTAAAGCCTTGCCCAAGTCTGGCAGCAAGTACGTTTTTATGACCAGCTACTGGGGCGACGGTAAAAGCGGCGGGGGGATGTACCGCCTGGCATACGCGACGGCCCCAGGTGGATGGAATGACAACGGCGCCCAGGTCACGGCGAATGATGGAGCTGGCTGGGAGCTGGTCCACCAAGGGACTATTTCTGTAACTCAGTACGGTGCAACAATTGATCGAAGCACCGATTCTACTGCCGCTATCCAGGCCGCCATAAACTATGTAGAGGTAAAGCGCGGCAAGGTCTTTATCCCTGATGGCTCTTACAAAATTCTCAGCACCATTCAGGTGCCTAACTTCATCACGATCGAAGGGGAGTCCATCGGCGGCACCGTAGTGGGTAGCCAGCTTGACGTGCGGGCCGTGCCTTGTTTTGCCAACAAAGATTCTGCCAACTTCATGTACGTCACGATGCGCAATTTCAGCGTTCGTGGTGGTACCTATGGCGTTCTGGCCAACGTCAGCGCAGGCACCGAGCGCAACAACTTCTACGACATGGCGTTCGCCCTGCAAACCTCCGGCGGCTACTACTGCAACAAGCTGCTGCAGACCACCACGTTCCGGGACGTGATCTTCGACACCTGCTTCAGTGGTATCACCTGCGCCGCGTTCACCGCAAACCACAACTCCTTTGAGCGTGTCGAGTTCATCAGCCTCGTGTCTTGGGCTGTTCGCTTCATATCTTCCGAGGTAAACAACTTCATCGGGTGCCGGTTTGAGCTTGGCGGCCAGAACGGCAACGTCACGCTGAGCCTGGTTGATGCTCGAAACTGCAACTTCATTGGCTGCTACTTCGAGCGCACCCACAACAACCTGCTGATTGAAACCTCCAGCTCTAACGGGGTTTGCTTCAACAACTGCCACTTCACCGGCGCCCTCAACTCGGCAGACGGGACCATCATTCCGTATGTGTTCTCCTCTGACGGCGTGGTCGAGTTCGGTAGCAACAGCTGGTATCGGTCATCCGCCGGCCCGGCTCGCATGCTCATTACTGGCGACAACGGCAACCTTCTTGGCGATAACAACGGCGTCTACTCGGCGTCGAATAAGAAGCACTGCAAGTTTTCGACTATTGCCGGGATAGTTACCACAGGCACCAACCAGTACAGGATTGCCTCGTTTGGGCGGCTGGCGCCTGCAGCAGGAAACTTTTCAGAGTCGCAGCTACTGATCGCCCAGGTTTCCGTCACTGTTCAGTTCGTGAATGCATCCGGGGTATCTGCCAGCTACGGGGCTTTCTTCCCGGTGGCGGTGTCCGGCGTT